AGAAATTCCTTAGATATACAGGGGATTTTTTGGTAGCGGCGAGCGGACTTGAACCGCTGACCCCGGCATTATGAGTGCCGGGGATACGCGCATTTTATCGCGCTTTTTCAGATAATTATGCCGCTCACCCGCAAGCATTGCCGAGATTATGCCGGATAGACCGCCGCCGGCAACTCGAAGTGCGGCCCGTCAAGGAAGGGTTTACGCCCCGCCGAGCGCCGTTCCGCCGCATAGGCATCCTGTGCCGCCTTGGCGCCGCCCTTCGGCCAATCCTGCACGGACCGCCCCCAGGCGCCGCCCCAGATGAGGGGCACGCCTTCCTTGCGCGCCGCGTCCGCAATGGCGTCGGCAAGCGGGAAGAAGTGCTTCCAGTCCCAGGACACGGCGCCGTCCACCACCGGGGCTAGGTCCACCGCGTGCCCGGTCAGGTGCCGGCTGGCCATTGTCTGCGATGCGCCAGACGCCACTAGGTCGCGCTGACGCTCTTGTGAGCGCAGCCCTTCCACCACCCGGAACAGCGCGCCGCCCTCAGCCGCGCGCCGCACCACCCGCACTAAATCAGGATGCAGGCCAGCTAGGCGCAATTCGCACCGAGCGGAGATCATCGGGCCACCCCGCGAAGCTTCTCAAAGGTGCGGAGGCCGCCGATGCCAAGCATCGCCAGCACCAGTTCAAGCAGATAGTCCGTGTGAATGGCCGGCAATTCCGCCCGGATGCCCAGCACCACCAGCGCCCATGACGCAATCGGCGCCAGCACGAATGCCCAGGCCAGGCCGGCGGCGCATACCCAGCCGATGCTTGGACGCCACCCGGCGACAAACACGCTGGAATGCGCGGCCTCAATTTTGTTCACTTCCACTTGTGCCAGCGCGGCTTGATTGGCCGCCGTCACAAGCTGCTGCTCCATCTCGGCCTTGGCGCGTTCAGCCGCCGCACGGTCAGGGATCAGCCTATCTATCAGCGTGCCCAGCGCGGGCAGTAGGGCGGTGACAATCGGGATCACGGGTCAATCCTCCTCGCTATCGGGTTCAACGTCGGGGAACAGCGCATCATCGGCGCAGGAAATCAGCCCAACCGCGAGCGCCTTACTCTGCGGCACCGTGGCTACCTCGAAGCCCTTGTCACCCTCCCAAATCAGCATGGCGACGCGCGCGCCATTGGCTATCGCTTCCTCAACATGAAAGCGCAGCGCGGCGGCGAAAGGGTTATTCTCGGGCGGCTTTCGGCTTGCAGACATGGCGCCTCCAACTTGTAAGAATTACTTAAAGGTTCATCCACCAGCGCGCGCTACTGCTGCGCTGCCGTCCATTGCCCAAGCGATTGCGGACGCCGAAGTGTTTTCAATCACCGCGTCAAAATGCCAATCATCAAGGCTGCCTTCGCTGGCGTGTTGCCCGCGTTGCGGCGCCAGGCCAGGGCGAACGATTTTAATTAGCAGGCCACCACGCTGACGGATGGCCTCTGCCTCATTAGGAAAACGCATATCATCAAAGACGACCTTGCGGCCTTGGGCCAAAAGCAACTCGGCACGCGTCAATGCAGCATTAACCCAAAGGGTCTCGCTCATGTGTCCACGCCCCCATTCTGTGCCAAGTGTGCGAAGCGCATGACGAGGCGAATGGCCCGCTAAAAACGCTGACGGTGTTTCCTTAAGGTCGCCGTCAATCATGGCGGCCGCTTCTTCTGGAGCGGCTCCAGCGTGCAGAAGCAGCGTGCGGAGCATCTCTTTCATTGGTGCCGCAAAACGTTCCACCACATAACCGTGCCCCGTGATGGCGTGCGCCAGGGTGGATTTACCGGAACCAGCCGAAGGGCTGTAAAAACCAATAAGCTTACTCATGCCGCGACACTCCCCGCCTTCACCCGCACGCGCCCGGCTACAGGCTCACCACGGAACCATGCCGCGCCATGCACCACTTCGCAGGGCTCCGGCGTCATCAACTCGCCGTCTTTCCATGTCAGCACAACAAAGCCCGGCTGCTGCTGGCCAGGCTGCGCAAGCCGGTAATTGAAACAAGGCCAAGCCGGATCGCCAATCATGCCGCATTGCACGCCCCAAAGCCGCCGCGTCCAATTATTCCAGGGCTTGACTTCAAGCGCGTGTGTGTCGCCGCTGATAACCGTGCGGGCGGATTTCATGGCGTTGTTGTATCCGGCATGAACGCCGTTATGGAACCGATGCACGAACGACACATTATCGCCAACATCCAAACGCCAGCACATGCGCCATTCTTGGAACCAATCGGCAAGCGTGAAGGCGCCCATACCTTCAAACGCCGCCGCATGGGCTGACAAATATTTGTCGAACCTGTCATCGTGATTGCCGCGTATCCAGTAGCATTCAGGATTGCCGGCGGCTTCGCGCAAATCGCGCAAATGCGTCTGCCCGGCGGCAAGTTCGTCCTTCACCTTGGGCTTTGATACGTCCGACCACATGAGCGGCAAATGGCGCGAGGTGCTGCCCATGTCCAAAGCATCACCCACACAAAATAAAAAACCCGGCTTCAGGTGCCGGGCTAGGATAAGCAACGCTTCATGGGCAAGACTTCGGGGCTGTATCAAGCTTGTCCAATGGCAGTCAGAAAAGGCAAGCGCGGTGCCGTTTTGGATTGGCGGCAGATTGATTACCAATTCACTTCGGGCCGCCTGTGGGGCTTCCACAACCGGCGTATGGGCTAGGCTTTTCGGATGGTGCCGCACATCCGGCAAGGCGAGTTCGGTCAGTGCTTGCGTGTAGTATTTCCGAATGGTGGTGTAGGGTATGCCGGTTGCCTTGGACGCCACGTTTATCGCGCCGTGTTCCTTCACCGCCGCATGAGCGTGCAGCAGTTTTTCGCGCAATGCGTCGTGCATTATGGCCTACCCTTCGGAAACGGCCCGCCTTGGAACAGAAACCCCTCCAGCGTGGCCACGATTGGCTTTTCAGCCTCGGTCAATTCTTCCGGGCGCTTGCTTAGCATCGCCATTAGGTTTGCGCCCTGCTCGCGCATGGTCGGCGCCATTGGCCCGGCCTGTTGCATTACCGGGTAACGCTCGCCGCGCATGTCCGGCGCGCCCATCAGAATGCGCGCCAGCATTTCGCAGTCTTGTTCCGGCTTGGCATCGCGCGCCTTCAGCGCATTGGCTAGCGCTTCATTCATCGCGCACGCGCCGCGTTAGCCATGCCACTAAAAACTGCATCATCAGCGCGCTACCCAGATGCCCGGCGATGGAAGCGCAAGCCGCAACGGCAAGCGGATGGTGCCAACCCATGATGGCAGCGAACCCGCCGCCGATTAGGCCGCAGGAAATGGCGCTTGGGGTTTCCAGCGCAATCATTTTCCAATTCAAGCGGCGGCGTTCGTTCTTGATTTCGCGCCCAAGCGCAGCAATCCAACCAGACACAGCAGCCAAGACCACCCCTGTGAAAAATTCTTCTTTGGTCATCGGAACGGCCAAAACGGCAAGAGCTTAATGGCCAGAACGGTTATGGCGCTTGTCATTCCCGCCACCGCGACAATGACGCGCCAGCTTCCTGATGCTTGGTCAAGCAAAGACCGGACAGCGCGCATATCTTCCGCCATTGCGGTGACTTGCTTTTGCAAGCTGATCACTTCCGCCTCAAGCCTGCCGAAATCGCGAGGGTCAATCGGTGCCATTATGATTTCATCCCCAAAACAACAATCTTGCCAACCGCCGCGAAATTCGTGGCGCTGCCAACAAAGGAAATGCGGGCGCCATCAAGCCAGCCAGAACCGGCATCTGTGTTCGCTGTAAAAATGGATCGAGAATGCGCCGGGGTGTTCGATGTGTGGCGCGTCTTACTATCAATCACGATACGTTCAGTATTTGCTGCTTGCATCAGATTTATTTCACCGAACATCGGCTCCCCATTCATGCCCGCCTGCGCCAACAAGGAATATGAGCTAGAGCCCGCTTGATTTCCAACTGCTGTGCCGTTCCACCAGGAATCGCCCGTATTGTAATCCGTTGCACCCGCCAGAACTGTGCCGTTCCGCCGCGCACGAATGGTTAAATCATTGTTGGTTGCAGCGCCTGGCCTAAGCCCCAGGATGTAGATTTTGTAGAGCAAATACGCACCGCCGGTCCAGGTCACATCAATCTGCGAAACCGCCGTGATAGCGGTGCTGGACAATTGAACCCATCGATCACCATTATCAACATATGATTTCTGTGCGTAAACATCAACGGCAGGCTGGTAATTCACCAGCACCCAATTGCCCGAACCTAGGCTGATGACCTCGGCCGTATCGCCCGCCGCCGTTGTGATGTTCGCCGCGCCTGGCAGAATTAAGCTTGTCGCGTTGTGTGTTAGCGTCAGTGCCGCCGCAAAGCGCAACTTGCGTGTGGTTCCGCTTGGCGCGGTGCCAAAGCCGGTTATGGTCGTTGTGCCGGTAATACGCACATTGGCGCCAACCGTGCTTAGGTCAGTCGTTGTTGCGCTGGCAAGGTCCACCCATGGCGCATCCGATGCGACATCAATCAACCGGAACCGCGTCCCGTCATGCAGCACCGTAACCATAGCGCTCGCCGGCAGGTCGCCCGCGCCAAGTGCTAGCGTGCCATCGCCCTTGTTCACCGCCACCGCGCCAAGGCTGTTGACGTTCAACGTGACCGCGCCGGTATTAGCCGCCGCGCCTGTTTGGAACCGGAAAGCCTGGCCCGCTGCGTAGGCTGCCAAGGGTGGGTTCAAGCTAATGGTCGCGGCATTGGCCGTGCCGCCCGCCGTGCCGCCCCACAGGAAGGCGCCGTCTTGCACTTGGCCTAAAGCCGCGTATTCATTGCGGGAAGCGCCGTTTGCGATATTGGTATGGCGAAACCCACCCATGGGCAGATTGCCTGTTGGCGTAGTCTGGCCATCACGCGCCAGTGAAGCGGTCAGGGCGGTTGCCATGTCGTTCAGGTCTGAATTGACGGACGTGGCCAGGATTGTTGTGCCGGAAACGTAATCAG